CTGCTCGCGCCCGCCGAGGTCAACGCCGCGCTGCTGCGCGCGCTGGCGGTGGCGCGCGAGCTGGCGTGAGCGATGGGAGTGCGGAGATTGCATGCGACGGAACTCGATGCGACGGAACGAAGCGTGAAGATGCGTGAGGGGGCGTGATGTAGCGTTAAGTCGTTGTCGCGCAATAGGAAAAACGCGCGGCGAGCGCGCCGCGCTGCGCGCGGGAGCGTGCGGACATTGCATGCGACAGATTACAGACAAGTGAGCGTCAGCTCACTGCCGAAGGCGAGGCTTTCAGCCGGTCTTGCGGTGGCGCTGGTTGGAAGCCGTCAGCTCGGCAACGGCTCGCTTGAGCTCGGCCAGCTCTGACACCGTCGTAGCGCGAGAGAGGAACTCCTCGAGCAGCGCGGCGGACTCCTGGGCAGGCATCGCGTCGAGCAGCTCGCCGATCTTGGCCAGGCGGCGCGCAAGCTGGCTGTCTGGCGCAAGTGCTTGATCCGACACGGGTTCCGGCGCCGGCCGCGCGAGCATCTGGCCCTCGCCAGTGAGCAGCCAGGTCATGTTGACGCCGGTCTTGGCGATCGCGGCCAGGCTCGCGGAGCCAGGCTCGCGCTCTGCGTTCTCGTAGCCGACGAGCGTGCGCTTCGGAAGGCCGGACCGCACCGCGAACTGCTCTTGCGTGAGCCCTAGCGCGTGTCGCCAGGCCTTGATGCGCTCGGCTACACCCATGTCTGGCTCCTGGCGAAAGCGGGAAAGCGCGACGCTGAAAGCGGGGACAAGCGGGGAAAAAGCGGGGAAAGCGCGACGCTGAAAGCGGGGACAAGCGGGGACAAGCGGGGACAAGAGGGGAAAGCGCGCAACAGAACTGCCGTCGCTCGCGAAATTCCTCGATTGAGCTTGACGGCTTCCTCACTTGGGGAATACGATTGCGCCATGTTGCGCATCATGACCCAAAGGCGGTCACAAGTGGGGAAGGACCGCCTCAAGACGGCAGCCGAGGTGCGTGCCGACCTCGACCGCCGAGGCAAGACCATCCGTGAGGCCGCGCGCGAGATCGGCGTCTCCGAGAGAGCGGTCTACGACCTGCTGCGAGGTCGGTTCAAGGGTCGCCGTGGAGAGGCACACAAGGCAGCCGTCCTGCTCGGAATGAAGCACGGAGTGCTCAAGTGAGGTACTCGTGCGAGGATCTGAGCGCTGCCCTCGGTGTGACGCGCGACGCGACCAAGAAGCGTGCCGCCCGCGAACGCTGGCCCTACACCGAACAACCATGCCGCGGCGGCCGCCGCCGGCTCTACGCGCTGGCCGAGCTGCCGGCGGACGTGGCGGCGGCCCTGCAGAGGCAGCAAGGAGCGAACCATGGACATGCTGGACAAGGACGGCCGGCTGATCGCCTCGATCAAGCGCACGGGCGGGCAGCGGCCGGGGCGGCCGGTGATGTGGCTGGTGTACTGGGGATTGCAGTACAGCCACCTCGAGCACAAGCACTTCTGGAGCCGACTCGAGGCGCAGGCCTGGGTGAGATCGGTCGAGCGCCGGCTGCAGCGGCAGGCGCGCCGGCCGGATCAGCAGCTGTCCGACCCGGCGGATCGGCCATGACGGCCACCGGCGGCTGCGGTGAGCCCCCCCGGGCGGGGGTGCCCTCGCCCGCCTCCCATCCCGGGGCTGCGGCGGCCACCGTGGCGGGGGGGTTCACCGCAGCGGCCGGGCTGGCCGGCGCCGAGGCGCCGACGGACGCGATCTGGATCGGCACGCTGGTGCCCGAGGGCATGTCGCCTGCAGATGCGGCGGCCGAGCGCACGAGGATGGCGCGGGTGCAGCGCATCGCGCAGGCGCTGGCGCCGCTGGCGGCGCTGCCCGAGCGCCAGCGCGGGCGGCGCGCGATGGCCGAGGACATCGCCCGCTCGCTGGGCCTGACGGTGTCGCAGGTGTACCGGCTCGAGGCGCGGGTGCGCGCCGGCGGCCAGGCGGCGCTGGCGCAGCTCGGCGCGCGCGCCGACCGCGGGCGGCGCCGCCATGTCGTGAGCGAGGCCTGGGAGGCCTGGTGCGCGCAGGCGCACGCGGCGGGCGCCAGCGCGGCGCTGGCCGGCGACGCGGCGCCCAGCGCCGAGACGGTGGCGCAGACCACGCTGGCGGCCACCGCGGCGCTGGCGCAGGTGGTGCGCGCGGCGTGGGTGGGCGGGGCGCCATCGGCGCGCCAGGCGTGGCTGAAGGCCAGCGCGGCGCTGGCGCGCCAGGTGATCGAGCGCGGCGCGCCGCAGGCACTCGCCGTGGGGCTGCTGCAGGTGCCATGCCCGCGCGACTGGATCGAGGCCGAAGGCCGGCAGTACCGCACCGCCGGCCTGGCGCTGCGCGACGCCAAGGGCGCCTACGACCGGCACATCACCCCGGTGGTGCGCAGCGCGGCGGGCTACCGGCCGGGGCAGCTCGTCTGCGGCGACGTGAGCCCGCTCGACATCCCCGTGCGCCGCCCCGACGGCTCAACAGGGTACGGCCGCATGATCATGTGGCACGACTTCGGGTCCAACTGGCTGCAGTGCGACCTGTACCTGGTCGAGCGCGGCGAGGGCATCCGCCGCGAGCATGTGGCGGCCAGCTTCGCCAAGATGTGCGAGGAGAGCCCCTTCGGCGTGCCCGAGCGGCTCTACCTGGACAACGGCAGCGAGTACAAGTGGGAAGACCTGCTGCTGGCTTGGCACGACTTGGCTGCGCTCACCGGGCAGCGCATCGCCGTGGACCTGGCCGTGTACCTGCCCGAGGCGGCGCGGCTGGTGCGCAGCATCCCGTACCACCCGCGCGGCAAGCGCGTCGAGGGGCAGTTCGGCAACCTGCGGCACTGGCTGGCCTGGTGGTTCGGCTACGTCGGCGGCAACCGGCTGGCGAAGAAGACCGCCAGCCTCGGCCAGGCGCCGGTGCTGAGCGACTTCGACAGCCTGCGCGACTGGCTGCAGAGGGAGCTGGCGGACTACCACGTCACGCCGCAGGAGAGAGCCGAGCACATGGGCGGCATGAGCCCGCAGCAGCGGCTGGACTGGCACCTGTCCACCGGCTGGCGCCCGGTGCGCATCGACCGCCACGCGCTGATGCTGGCCTTCGCGCAGCGCGAGGTGCGCACCGTCACGCGCGGGGCCATCCGCTGGGCCGGTAGAGAGTACACGGCGGACTTTCTGATGCACGTCGAGGGCCGCGTGCTGGCCGCGCAGCCGCGCGTCTGCGCGGCCGACCTGGACTATCTGTACGTCTTCGACGCCTCGCGCGGCAGCCTGCAGCGCGGGCAGTTTCTGGGCATCGCCACGCCGCAGCCCATCTACGGCGTGCTCGACGAGGAGGGCGCGAAGGAGGCCGCGCGCAGGCGCAAGGCCTTCCGCCTGCTCACCGGCGAGCGCGTGGCCGCCGCCGGCGGGCCGCTGGACGAGGCCGCGCTGGCCGGCACGCGGGCGCAACTGCTCGGCCTGCACAGCACCGTGGAGCGCGCGAGAGCCGCCGCGCAAGAGGTGCAGGTCAGCGCCGAGCACCGCCAGATGCTGGCCGCGCGCGCCGAGCTCGAGCACAGCACACGCGTGCTGCTGGCGCAGGCGGATGCCGCGCGCGACGCCGAGAGCCTCTCGCGCCTGGCGCACGAGACCGAGGACGAGGCCGCGGCACGCGCCGCGGGGTTCTAGGGCCGCGGCTTCCACAGACACCAGAGCCCGCTGCGGTACGCCCGCGCAGCGGGCCGCAGGGCCAGGGCGGGGACATGGAGCAGAGGGCAGACGATGGATTCGACAGAGACCACAGAGCGGCCGGCGGCGAAGGCCGGCAAGGGCGCCGACGTGCTGCAGGCCTGGGATTCCCAGGCCGCGCAGGGCCTGCGCGAGACCAAGTTCGTGCGCGAGGCGCTCAAGCTCGCGGAGGTCATCCTCACGGCCGATCACCCCATCGGCGAGCTGGTCGGGCCCGCCGGCACCGGCAAGACCTGCGCCGGCCGCGCCGTGGCGCAGAAGTACCGAGCCCAGCGCATCGTCGCCTGGGAGGGCATGACGCGCCACCAGCTCGCGGCCGAAGTCGCGCAGGCGCTGGGCCTGGAGGGCGCCGGCGCCGGGCAGCGGCTGCTCGCGACCCGCATCGCGCCGATGGATGGGCCGCGCCAGCTCGTCGTCGTAGACGAGGCGAACAAGCTCAACTGGCGGGGGCTCGAGGTCCTGAGGTACCTCGCCGACGAGTGCAACCTGGCGGTGCTGCTTATCGGCACCGAGCTGTACGACCGACAGTTCACCAACAGCCGCACCCGCGAGCTGCTCGACCAGCTTGGCAGCCGTATCGGCGCGAAGCGGGCGGCCACGCGGCACATGGACCGCGCCGAGACGTACGTACATGTCTTCCGCCCCTTCTTCGGCGACTCGGAAGACCGCGAGCTAGTCACCCGCTTCTGGGAGGGCTCGCGCCGTGGCAACTTCCGCGAGGCGCGCGAGCTGGCGGCCGAGTGCCGCCGGATCATGGCCGCCAACGCCATGCAGACGCTGACCAGCGCCGTGCTGGAGCTGGCGCTGAAGTGGATGGCCAACCGCCGCCCGGTGCTGGGCAGCGGCGGGCGGGCGGCGCCCGCCGGGGAGGGTGCATGAGCACGCCAGACACCGCCACCGTGGCGCCTGCGCCTGCGCCCGTGGCCCTCCTCTGCGATGTCGAGCAGCTCGTGCAGATGGCGTGCGACCTGGACTGGCTGCAGGCGCAGGGCAGCTTTGCGCCGGGCGCGCGCGAGCGCCTGGTCCAGGCGGTGCACCTGATGCACCTGGCAGCGCAGGAGACCTGCGACGACAACGGCTGGACGCCGCTGTACGGCGAAATCCAGTGCGACGACCTGGTGCCCCCCGACTGGGATCGCAACGACTACCCCCCGCTGTGACGATGGACGAGGCGAGCCGAGCATGCAACGCTGCAACACCACCAGCCACCGCGCCCGAGCCCGGCACGGCCGCCATCAAGCTGGTCGAGATCATGGCCGTGCTGGGCTGCGCCAAGGCCACCGCCAGCCGGCTGCGCGCGGGCGACTACAGCGCCGCCAGCGAGCTGGCCCAGCGTTACGCCGCGCTGGCCGCGCTCGCGCAGCGCCTGGGGCGCGAGCGCCAGGGCGCAGACGGGCCGGGGGCGATCTGTCGCGCCTGCCCACGCGAGGACTGCAGCGGCTGCCGCATCGCCGAGCTGATCGGCGAGCGGTAGCGGCGGGCTGAGGGCACCACGGATCGAGGGCTGGACGTCAATAGCGCGCGCTGGCCGGCGCGTGCGAGGAGCACAAAGATGGGATCGACAGACATGGCGGCGGCACCCGAAGCCAAAGCCGTCAGAAGCACCGGCCGCCCGGCCGGCATCAAGGTCATGGCCGACGGGCAGACCCTGCCTCTCGACAAGGCCAGCATGCGCCTGGTCATGCAGGGCTGGCAGCGCAAGCTCGAGATGGAGGCCGCCAAGGCCCGACTCGAGGAGGTCAACGCCGCGCTGCTCGAGGCGCATGGCGGCGGCTGCAAGCTGCGCGTGGTGGGCATCGCCACGGCCACGCTGAGCGCGCGCAGCACGGTCAAGGTCAGCGACCCCGAGCGGCTGCGCGAGGTCCTGGGCGAGCGCTGGGACGACCTGGTGGCCGAGCGCGTGAGCTACAGCGCCTACGACAGGCTCGTCGAGCTGAGCGTCGACGGCGACGAGCCGCTCGCGCCGGCGATCCGGCAGTGTCTGACCATCGCCGACAGCACGGCGGTGACGTGGCGCAGCGACTCCTGACCCAGGGCACCACGGAGGGCACCATGGCCAACCCGCAACGCAGCGACCGCCGCCGCCAGCTCATCGGCCTGGCGCACCTGGGGGCTACACAGCTCGGCCTGGACGAGGACACCCGCCGCGCCGCGCAGGCGGCGTGGACGGGGCATGCCTCGTGCGCCGACATGACCGAGGCCGAGCTGGTGGCCTGGTGCTGGGAACTCAAGCGCCGCGGCGCCACCATCGGCATCCCCACGCCGCCGGCGTGCGGCGGCCTGAGCCTGGGCCGGCCCACACCGGCGCAGCTCGCGCGCATCGAGGCGCTGGCCGCCGCGCTGGGGCTGCAGGAGGCCGCGCTGGCGGGCTTCTGCCAGCGCACCGTCGGCATCGACGACCCGCGCTGGCTCACGCGCGCGCAGGCCAGCGACGTGATCAGCGGCCTCTCCCGCTGGGCGGCCTCGCGCGGGGCCGACGCGCGCAGCAAGACCCGCACGGCGCTCGATGCGCTGCTGCAAGACGAGCCGGGCCACGGCCCGGAACACAACCCGCAACGCACACAGGAGGCGTCATGACCGGCGCAGGCGAGCAGGGCAGCTACGTGGTCACGTGGCTGTCGAACGACGGCGTGCTGATCGCGCGCCACCAGATGTACGGGGTCAATCGGCGCGACGCGACCATGGCGGCGCGGCTGGTGGCGGCGATCTGCCAGTTCGGCGGCTGGTGCGTGGAGACGCTGAGCGCGCCCGCCCCCGCCGCGGCCACCGGCGGGCGCGACCAGGTCGCCGACATCGTGGACATGGTCGACGACTACCGGCTCGACGACGCGCTGCGCGAGTGCCTGCGCGCCACCGGCCGCTTTGACCGCCTCGGCGGCGGGGCAGGCAATGCGCGCTGACCCGCCCCCGCCCTGGTTCGAGCGGCGCATCAAGCACGGCCTGGCCGCGCTGCTGACACTGCGCCTGGACGGCCATCCGCCCGCCGACGTGGTCGAGGCCACCGCACGCGTGTGGGCGCTGGCACTGTGGCCCGGGCGGGCTTGGATAGAGAAGGGTGATGGCGAGCGCATCGGCGAGGCCTTCCGCGTCTGCGCGCTGCGCGAGACGCGCTGGCCCACCCCCGCGGTGCTGCTGCGCTACCTGCCCCCGCGCGCCGAGCCGCCCGCGCTGCCCAGGCCGCGGCCAGACCCGGCGCTCAGAGCGCAAGTGCTGGCCCAGTTGCGCCATGTCACGCAGCGGCTGCGCGAGCGCTCTGAGCGGCCCGCGGTGCGCCCCATCAGACCCTGGACGAGCGAGCAGCCCGACCAGGCCGACGACCCCGCTCAACCCAAGGAGCCCAGCGATGCACGCAGCCCGGATTGAGCACAGCGAGCGGCTGCAGCGCGTGCTGGCGCTGCTCTCCGACGGCGCGTGGCACAGCACGCTCGACGTCGTGTTTGCGGCGCGCGTCTGCGCCGTCAACAGTTGCATCGCCGAGCTACGCGCTAACGGCGTGCGGGTGGACTGCCGCCGCATCGGCAAGGACCGCTTCGAGTACCGCCTGGCCGCGGCTGAGCATCAGCATCAGGAGGCCACAGCATGAGGACCGGAGCCACCCAGCACCTGCGCCGGCTCGCCAGCTCACCGGAAGGCGTGACCGTCAGCGAGGCTTGCCGTGTCAGCGGCCATAGCGCCAAGATGCTTTCGGCGCTGGCGCGCCACGCGTCCCTGCGCACCAAGGCCGTGCTGCACCGCGTCGAAGACAGCGGCGCCTGGCGCTACTTCACCGACCGCGACGCGGCCCAGGCCTGGGCGCAGCGCCACGGCCGACGTGTGGCCGAGGCCACAACGCCGCTGCGCAAGACCGGCCGCGGCCCGGCGCTCACGATCAAGGGCGAGCCCGCAGCGGTCAAGATCGGCCCCACCCGCGGCCCCGCGCACCTGCCCGGCGATCTGGTCATCACCCCGCAGACCAAGGTGACCATCTGCCCGGCCCCGCCCGACTCGCGCTACGCCGTGCTGCGCGTGCGCCGCCATGTGCGCGCGGCCGAATGCCGGCCGTGGGCCGAGCAGGCGGCCCAGGCCATCCCCGGGGCGCAGCGATGAGCTGGCGCGAGCAGGCCACCCCGCTGCTGGTCGAGATCGCCGACCAGGCGCGCGCCGTGCTGGCCGACGAGCTGGGCCTGCCGCCCGATCAGGCCGACTACGGCGGCTACCTCGTCATGCGCCGAATCGTGGACCACCTGGGCGGCGCCAGCGTGTACCTGCCCAAGGCCGACAGCGTGGTGCGCCACGAGCGCGACGAGCGCATCTGGGCGCAGTTCACTGGCCGCAACCACCACGAGCTGGCGCGGGTGCACGGCGTGACCACGATCCACATCTACCGCCTGCTGCGCCGCATGCGCCAGCGCGCGCGCGCCGAGGTGCAGCGCACCCTGTTCGAGGGCGGCGCGACTGCCGCCGCCCCGGATGACGCGGCAGACTCGCTGCTGCCCGAGACTGCCGAGGCCGCCGAGGCCGCCGAGAGCGTCGAGAGCCACGCCGAGAGCGCCCGCCCAGCGCGCCGCTAACCCGCATTAGCTGCCCACCGGCAGCCGCGGCGGGCACGATGCGGCCCATGCCGCGCCACAGCCGTATCCTGCCTGCCGTCCTCACCGCCAGCGTCCTGGCCGTGGCCGGCATCGCCGTGCACGAGGCCTACCGTGGCGCCGCCTACGACGACGGCGTGGGCGTGCAGACCATCGGCCTGGGCACCACCACCCGGGCTGATGGCAGCCCCATCCGCCCGGGTGACCGCATCACGCCCGAGCGCGCCATCGTGCGCCTGGCGCACGACGTGGAGCGCATGCAGGTGCGCATGCGCGACTGCATCGGGCCCGTGCCGCTGTACCAGCACGAGTGGGACGCCTACGTCAGCTTGACGTACAACATCGGCGAAGGCGCATTCTGTCGCTCGACTCTGGTGCGCCGGCTGCAGCAGCAGCCGCCCGACTACTACGGCGCCTGCGCGCAGATCCTGCGCTGGACGCGCGCCGGCGGGCGCGAGCTGCGCGGCCTGGTCACGCGCCGTCAGGCCGAGTACCGCATCTGCACCGGGCAAGCGCCCGCGCTGCCCCCACTCGCCCCGGAGGCGCGGCCATGATCGGCTGGCTGCCGCTGCCGCGGCTGTGGCTGCACGCCGGGCTGCTCGGCGCGGGCGCGCTCGCCGGCGCCGCTGGCGGCTACGCCTGGCGCAACGCCAGCGCCAGCGCCGAGCTGGCCCAGGCCCATGCCCACCACGCCGCGCAGAGCCAGGCGCTGCAGGGCCAGATGGCCGCGCAGGCCGCCGCCCACGCCGCGCAGCGCGAGGCCGCGCTGGCCGAAGCGCTGGCGCGCTGGCAGCAGGCGCAGGCGGCCGAGCGCGCCGCCGTGCGCACATTGCATGCGACGCAATCCCGGCTCGCCGACCGCGAACGACGACTGCAGGAGGCCCTCGATGCCCTACCGGACGATGATGGCTGCGGGCTGTCTGCTGCTCGCATCAGCCTGCTCAACGACGCCATCGCCGACGCCGCTGGCGCCGCCGCTGGCGCCGCCGTGCCCGCGCCTGCCGGCGGGCCTGACGCAGCCGCTGCCGCCGCTGCCGCCGATCCCCGCGGCGGCGCCGACCAGGCCGCCCTCGCCGGCTGGGCGGCCGCGGTGATCGGGCTCTACGACGCCTGCCGCGCGCGCGTGGAGGCCATCCGCCAGTGGGACGAGGTGGTGCATGGACGCTGACCTGGCCGCTGCCGCCGGCGGCTACATGCCGCTGATCATCGCGGCCGTGGCCGCGATCATCGGCGCCGTGTGGGGTCTGCTGCGCTGGTTTGCGCTGCGGCTGTTGCGCGACATCGACACCAAGCTGGAGCGCATCGAGATGCTCGGCCGCGAAGTCGAACGTGTGGACGCCGCGCTGCAGCGCTTGCTGGCCGAACTGCCGGTGCACTACCAGCGCCGCGACGACGCCATCCGCGAGTACACGGCGATGAACGCCAAGCTCGACCGCGTGTGGGAGACGCTGCTGGAGATCCGCAATGCGCGATGACCACCCCATCGACCACGCCCGCGCCGAGCGCGAGTACCTGCGCTGGGTGATCCTGCTCGCGCTGTGGCACGCGCGGCCCTACGGCACCGGCGAAGGCGTGATCCTGGCCACCTGCCGCGACATCTACCTGCGCGTCACCATCGACGAGCTGCGCCGCGAGATGGCCAGCCTGCACAAGCGCGGCCTGGTGCACGTGACCCAGGACGCGCTGTGGAGCGCCGAGCTGACCGCCGCCGGCGAGGACGTCGTCGAGTACCGCGCCGACGCGCCCGCGGGCATCGCGCGCCCGCGCCGCAACTGATCCGGCGGCGCCCATGCCCCGCCGCAGCAAGGTCGACGGCCTGCCCGCCGAGCTCAAGGGCCAGCTCGAGCGGCTGCTGCTCGACAAGACCCACGGCGGCTACCTGGCGCTGGCCGCCTGGCTCGAGCAGCACGGCTACCAGATCAGCCACGCCGCCGTGCACCGCTACGACCAGCGGCTGCATGCTGTCATGGGCCGCATCCGCGCCGCGGCCGAGGCCGCGGTGCTGCTCAACCGCGCCGCGCCCGACGACGCCGACGAGCAGGGCGCGGCCACCATCCGCATGGTGCAGGCGAGCCTCTTCGAGGCGCTCACACAGATCTCGGATGCCCAGGAGGCCGACGACGCCGGCGCGCGCATCAAGCTGCTCAGCGCCGCGGCGCGGGCGGTGGCCGATGCGTCGCGGGCGAGCATTGGGCAGAAGAGGTGGCAGGACGAGGTGCGCGCGCGCGTGGATGCGGCCACCACCGCCGGCGGCATTACGCCCGAGACGCGCGCGGCGATCCGCGCGGTGCTGGGGATCACGTGAGCCCGACCGCCCGGCGCGCCCCGGGCCGGGCCAAGGTGCACCTGGCCAACCCGCAGGCGTTGCTGCTGCCCTACCAGGCGCGCTGGATCGCCGACGAATCGCGCCTGAAGCTCATCGAGAAGAGCCGCCAGATCGGCATGAGCTACGCCACCGCCTACGCCTGCGTCGAGCGCACCGGCGCGGCCGGCGCGCGCCATGACCAATGGGTCAGCTCGCGCGACGAGATGCAGGCGCGGCTCTTCATCGAGGACTGCCGCGCCTGGGCGCGCGCGCTGGGCCGCGCCGCCCAGGACCTGGGCGAGATGCTGATCGACGACGACCACAACCGGAGGCTGTCGGCGTACGTGCTGGAGTTCGCCAACCGCCGCCGCATCCACAGCATGTCGAGCAACCCCGACGCACAGGCCGGCAAGCGCGGCGGGCGCGTGCTCGACGAGTTCGCCCTGCACCCGGACCCGCGCAAGCTCTGGGCCATCGCCTACCCGGGCATCACCTGGGGCGGCAGCCTCGAGATCATCAGCACGCACCGCGGCTCGAGGAACTTCTTCGCCGGCCTGGTGCGCGAGGCGCGCGAGGGCGGCAACCCCAAGGGCATCAGCTTGCACCGCGTCACGCTGCAGGACGCGCTCGACCAGGGGTTTTTGCACGTGCTGCAGCGCGCGCTGCCGCCCGACGACGAGCGCCAGGCCATGGACGAGGCGGAATACTACGACTGGGTGCGCCGCGGCTGCGCGGACGAGGAGTCGTTCCAGCAGGAGTACATGTGCGAGCCGGCCGACGACGAGTCGGCATTCCTGGAGTACGACCTGATCGCCGCCTGCGAGTACGCCGCGCACGAGCCGTGGAGCGAGCGCGAGGCCGGGCCGCTTTACGCCGGCATCGACATCGGCCGCAAGCACGACCTGACGGTGCTGTGGGTCGTCGAGCGCCTGGGCGACGTCTACTACACCCGCCACATCGAGGCGCTGCGCAACATGGCCAAGAGCGAGCAGGAGCGCGTGCTGTGGCCATGGGTCGAGCGCTGTGTGCGCACCTGCATCGACGCCACCGGCCTGGGCATCGGCTGGGCCGACGACGCGCAGCGGCGCTTCGGCGAGAGCCGCGTCGAGGCGGTGACCTTCACCGGCCGCATCAAGGAGGCGCTGGCCTACCCCGTGCGCGGCGCCTTCGAGGACCGCAAGCTGCGCATCCCCTACGACCCGGCCATCCGCGCCGACTTGCGCAGCATCAGCAAGGCGACCACCGCCGCCGGCAACGTGCGCTTTGCGGCCGAGCGCAGCGCCAGCGGCCACGCCGACCGCTTTTGGGCGCTGGCGCTCGCCTTGCACGCCGGCGCCACCCAGCGGCCCATCTACGACTACCAAAGCCTCGCGCGCCGGCGCTGGGCGCCTGAGCAGGAGATACTGCCGTGGCACGAGCATCAGAGCTGAGCCAGGAGATTGCCACCCCCACGCGCGGCGGGCCGCGCGCGCTGGCGCACTGGCGATCGCTGGCCAGCCTTACGCCGGCGCGGGTGGGCAACATCCTGCGCCGCGCCGCCATGGGCGATGCGCGTGACTACCTGCTGGCCGCCGACGACATCGCCGAGAAAGACCTGCACTACCGCGCCGTGCTGGCCACCAGGCGCATGGCGGTAGCGTCGCTGCCCCTCGAAATCCAGCCCGCCGACGAAACCCCAGCCGCGCACAAAGCCGCCGACCTGGTGCGCCAGGCGCTGGCCGGCCTGCCGATGGGCGAGATTGCCATGCACTTGATGGACGCCGTTGCCAAAGGCTACGCGGCGGCCGAAATCGTCTGGGATACCCGCAAGAATCCATGGCTGCCCGCGCGCGTGCTGCCGCGCCCGGCGCATTGGTTTACCTGGACGCGCGAGGGCCCGCCCGAGCTGCGGTTGTTGTCCGAGGCGCACCCCTATGCCGGGCAGGAACTGCCGGCCTCGAAGTTTGTGGTGCATACCCTCTCGAGCACGGGCGCGCCGGTCAATGCCGGCGTCGCGCGCGCGGTGCTGTGGGCCTGGATCATCAAGAGCTACGCGCTGCGCGACTGGGCGCGTTTCTGCGAGTTGTACGGCACCCCTATCCGCGTCGGCAAATACGACGCCGGCGCCACCCCGCAGGATGTGGACGTGCTCAGGGACGCCGTGCTCGGGCTGGGCACCGACGCCGCTGCGGTGATCCCCGCATCGATGGCCGTCGAGCTGGTCGAGGCCGCGGCCAAGACCGCCTCGGCCGACCTCTACCAGCGCCTGCTCGAGTATCTGGACCGCGCGGTATCCAAGGCCGTGCTGGGCCAGACGATGACCACCGAGCAGGGCGCATCGGGCAGCCTGGCGCAGGCGCGCGTGCACGACGACGTGCGCCGCGAGCTGATGCGCGCCGACGCCAGCGCGCTGGCGGCCACCCTGCAGCGCGACCTGGTCGAGCCGATCGTGAGGCTCAACCTGGGCGAGCAGGCGCCGCTGCCGCGGCTGTCCTACCAGGTCAGCGACCCCGAGGACCTGGGCCGGCTCGCCGAGCAACTTGAGCGCCTGGTCAAGCTCGGCCTGGCCGTGCCGGTGGCGTGGGCGAGGGACAAGTGGGGCATCCCCGAGCCCGACGGCGACGAGCCGCTGCTGGCCGCGGCCGCGCCGCCGGCAGCGCCGGCGCTGGGCGCGATGGGCGCCGTGCGGACATTGCATGCGACGGGTTTGCGGCCGCTGGCCCTGCCCGAGCCCGCGCCGGTGGACGCGATGGACGCCCTCGTCGACGAGGCCATGGGCCAGTGGCAGCAGCAGATGGCGCCGGTGCTGGGCCCGCTGGAGCGGCTCTTTGCGCGCGCCGCCGACGAGGGCTGGAGCGCGGCCGAGCTGATCGCCGCGCTGGCGCCCACCCTGGCGCGGCCCGACGAGGCCCAGCTCACCGAGGCGCTGGCGCGCGCCGCCTACGTCAGCCGCCTGGCCGGCGTGCACGGGCTCGACGACGCACCCGAGGCCGACCCCGCGGACGACCCCGAGGCCGGCCGTGCCCGATGATGCCGACCTGAGCGACGAGCGCATCGCGCTGGACGTGCGCATGGCGCTGGCTGCCGCCGCCGCTGCGCTCGACAGAGGCCCCCGCCCGCGCGGCGCCTGCCTGTGGTGCGGCGCGCGCCTGGCGCTGCCGCAGCGCTGGTGCGACGCCGACTGCCGCGACGACTGGCAGCGCAGTCACCCCACCCAGCCCGCCCACGGAGCCGCCCATGCCGGTGCGCATCGACGCTGACCCGGGCTCGGCGCCGCTGTTTCGGCCTGCGTCGGCGGGCACGCCGCAGGAGTTTGCGCGCGCCTGGCGCCTGCCGCCCGAGGAGGCCTTGCGCTACATGGCTGCGCGCGACCGCGTGCGCGTCAGCTACGACTGGCGCGAGCTCTGGCACGACGAGCACGCGCGCGCCTTCACCGTCAGCCGCCTGGCGCGCGCCGACCTGCTGCAGGGCCTGCGCGACGGTCTGCAGGCCAGCGTCGCCGGTGACCTGAGCCGGCGCGACTGGACGCGCAGCGCGCGCGAGCTGCTCAGCCAGGCCGGCTGGTGGGGCGAGCGCCAGGTCACCACGCCCGACGGGCGCGTGGTGACCACCACCTTCGACCCGCACCGCCTGCGCCTGATCTACGACGTCAACACCCGCATGGCCTACGCCGCCGGGCGCTGGGAGCGCATCCAGGCGGCCAAGGCCACGCACCCCTATCTGCGCTACGTCACCCGCGCCGACGAGCGCGTGCGCGAGAGCCATCGCCCCTGGCACGGCGTGAGCCTGCCGGTGGACGACCCGTGGTGGCGCACGCACTACCCGCCCAATGGGTGGCGGTGCCGCTGCCGCGCCGTCCCGATGCGCCGCAGCGAGTACGACCGGCGCGACGACCTGGTCAAGCGCGCGCCCGAAGACGAGATGGTGCCCTGGGTCGACACCCGCAGCGGCATCGTGCACCAGGTGCCCAGCGCGGTGGACCCGGGCTTTGCGTACAACGTGGGCGAGGCCGCGGCGCGCTGGCAAGGCCTGATCGACGCCGGCCGGCAGAAGGTATCCGGCTACGCCGCCGACATCGGCGCGGCCAACGCCGATGCCCTGGGCGGCCTGGCCGCGCGCGACTGGGCGCAGTGGCTGCCGGCAGCGCAGGCGCAGCGCGCCGGCCGGCGCCCGGGCTGGCTGGGCGTGGTCGCACCCGATGACCTGGCGCACCTGAATGCTGCGGGCATCGTGCCGCTCACAGCCGAGGTGATGGTGCGCCCGGGGCTGGTGGCCGGGCCGAAGGCGCGCCGGCACGAGGACCGCGGCGACGCCCTCACCGCGGCCGACTGGCAGGGCCTGCCGCAGGCCTGGGCGCGCGGCGCGCAGGCGCTGCTGCTCGACGTGCGCACGGGCAAGCTGCTGTGGGTCTTGCGTGCCCAGGCCGGTCGGCCGGCGCAGCTCGCGATGGAGATCGACTTCGTGCTGCGGCGGCCCAAGCGCACGACCAATGCGGTGAAGTCGGCCTATCGCGTGGACAGCGCGGATCTGCGCGGGCGCATCGCAGGCGGCCAGGTGCGCGTGCTGTGGGGCAGTGTCGAGTGACGGAGGGCCGGACGTCCCCTCATCGAGCCGCTGGCGGCAGCCTGCGCCACTGCGTGGACTCCGAATTGCCACGCCTCGCCACCCGACACGTGCGAGCATAGCGCACCATGCTCGAAATCACCGTCGACGACCGCGCCCTGCTCGCCGCGCTGCAGCGGCTGCAGCAGCGCATGGGCAACCTGCGCCCCGTCATGCGCGGCATCGCCACCGAGCTGGAGGCGCGCGTGGAGCAGCGTTTCGAGCTGGAGGTCGATCCCAACGGCCGGCGCTGGAAGGAGCTCCACCCCGAGACGATCAAGCGCAAGAAGCGCAAGACCGCCATCCTGTACGACAGCGGCGACATGCAGGGTAGCCTGACGTCGGCGGCCGGCCCGACCTGGGCGCAGGTCGGCTTCGGGCAGCCCTACGCCGCCTACCATGAGTGGGGCACCCGCCACATGCCGCGGCGCGGCCTGCTGCTGGGCAACGTCAACGCCGGCACCCTCGGCGCGGGCGACCGCGATGCGGTGCTCGAGCTGCTGAGCGAGTTCCTGGAGGACCAGATCGGCGGGCTTTGAGGGGCTCGGCAGGCCCCGGTCTGGCCATTTGTAACAACCGAGCCCTTAAAACGCCCCAGGAGCGCGCGAAGGCCCGAGCAGGTAGGGTGAGCCCACCCCCCAAAAAGTGAACCAAAGTGAACCGGTAAAAATGGCCTTCCCGGGGCATTGCCGGGGCCGGGGGCGGTCCGCGCGGGCGGATCCGGGGCGAACCGGGGCGGTTTGGGCCGCTGCGGCCTGCCCGGCCGGGCTGGCAGGGCAGGCAGACTGGCCGCCGGCGCCCGCAGCCAGCCCGGCGGTCAATCAGTGACGCGCATTAGCTGACCAGGCGGCAGCGCGCCGGCACGATGCCGGCCATGCCAGTAGCTGCCGCCCCTGCCGCCGCGCCCGCTGCCCCTGCAGCGGGCGCCTGCCGCAGTGCCGGCACGCTCTGGCTGGTGCCCGACACCCGCGCCGCGCAGGCCGACGACGCTAGCGCCGCGCTGACCCAGTGGGTGCACCTGCTGCCCGCAGGCACCGTCACCGGGCGCGACGGGCGCGGCCCCTACACCGTGGACGCCGAGGCGGTGCAGGCCGTGCTGGCCGCCTACGCCGCGCACGGCGGCCACCTGCCGGTGGACTACGAGCACCAGAGCCTGGGCGCCTCGCAGCGCAGCGGCCCGGTGCCCGCCGCCGGCTGGATCGAGGCGCTCGAAGCCCGCGCCGACGGCGTCTGGGGGCTGGTGCGCTGGACCGAGCGCGCCGCCGAGCTGCTCAGCCGCCGCGAGTACCGCTACCTCTCGCCGGTCTTCAGCTACCTGGTCGAGAGCGGGCGCGTGATCGCGCTCGAAGGCGCCGCGCTCACGCACACGCCCAACCTGGCCGAGCTGCAGGCCGCAGCCAGCCGCCAGCCCACCCCCACGGCCACCCCCACCAGGACCACCACGATGCCCCCTGCCGCAGACCAGACCCAGCCCGCCGCCGACGCCGCCGGCACCGCCGCCGCCAGCGAAGACGCCAAGCGCCTGAGCACCCGCGAGGAGCTGCTCGCGCACATCGCCCAGCTCAACGCCCGCCTGGCCACGGCCGAGGCCACCGCCCAGGCTGCCCAGGCCACGCTGGCTGCCAAGCCCCCCGCCCAGCCCGACCCCGCGCAGTGGGTGCCGCGCGCCGAGCACCAGGCCGTGGTCGCCGCGCACGCCGAGCTGCAGCGCAAGGCAGCCGCGGCCGAGGCCGAGGCCGCCGTGACCGCCGCGCAGGCCGCCGGCCGCCTCACCCCGGCCATGCTCGACTGGGCGCGCGCCTACGCCGCCAAGGACCCGGCCGGCTTTGCCGCCTGGGCCAAGGCTGCCCCCGCCGTGGCCCCGGCTGGCACCACGGCGCAGGGCGGCGGCGCCAGCGGCGACGCGCTCGACCCGGTGGCCGTGGCCAGCGCCGCGCAGGCCTGGCAGACCGAGCGCGAGCGCGCCGGCGTGCGCGTCTCCATCGCCGACGCCGTAGCGCACGTGCTGAGCCGCCGCGCCTGAGCCCCCACCGACCACCCCCAGGAGCCCCCCAATGAGCAACGTCCTGCTGGCCAAGAGCTACCTCGCCGGCGCGGCCATCGACCCCAGCCGCATCGTCGTGCTCACCGCCGCCGACACCGTCGGCCTGGCCACCACCGCCACCGCCGCCTCCATCGGCATCACCGACGAGATCACCGTGGCCAGCGGCCAGCGCGTGGACGTCATCGTCGCCGGCATCGCCTGGGTCACCGCCGGCGCCGCCGTGACCCTGGGCGCGCCGCTGACGGCCGACGCCCAAGGCCGCGCCGTGGCCGCCGCCGCGGTGGGCGACCGCATCGTCGGCTTCGCCCTCGAGGCCGCAGCGGCCGCGGGCGACCGCATCCGCTGCATCGTCGCCCAGGGCGTGCGCTGACCTGACCCCCACCCACCGGAGCCCGCACGATGAGCACCGCTTTCCCGATCAACCCCGAGCTGACCGCCATCGCGATCGGCTACCGCAACCGCGACGTCGACCTCATCGCCGACCGCGTGCTGCCGCGCGTGCCCACCGCGCTGCGCTTTGCGTACACGCAGTACCACCTGGCCGATGCCTTCACCGTGCCCAGCACGCTGGTGGGCCGGCGCAGCGAGCCGACCATGGTCGAGTTCGGCGGCACGCTGGTCAACGCCGAGTGCGTGGACTTCGGCCTGGACGACCTGGTGCCCAACCACGAGATCGAGGCCTACGAGGCCATGGGCGCCGGCCCCGCGCAGAGCCCGCTGGCGCGCTCGACGCAGCTCCTGGCCGGCCTGGTCATGCTCGACCGCGAGATCCGCGTGCGGGACCTGGTCTTCAACGCCGCGAGCTACGCCGCCGGGCACAGCGTGACGCTGTCGGGCACCAGCCAGTGGAGCGACTTTGCCAACAGCAACCCGCTCGACGCCATCCTGCTCGCGCTCGACATCCCCCTGGTGCGCCCCAACACCATCGTGCTGGGTCAGCGCACCTGGACGCGCATGCGCCAGCACCCGCGCCTGATCCAGGCGGCCAACGCCAGCGCGCAGACGGGCGGCGCCATCACCCGCGCCCAGCTCGCCGAGCTGATCGAGGTGCCCAACGTCATCGTCGGCAGTGGCTGGCTCAACACCGCCAGGCGCGGCCAGACGCCCAACATCGTGCGCGTCTGGGGCAACCACTGCGCGCTGCTCTACGTCAGCGAGGACGCCGCGGCGACCAACCAGCCGAGCTTCGGATTCACGGCGCAGTTCGGCAGCCGCATCGCCGGCGAGCTGGACTCGCCGGTGACGGGCCTGCGCGGCGGCGTGCGCCTGCGCGTGGGCGAGAGCGTGCGCGAGGTCATCAGCGCGCCGGGGGCGGGGTACTACTTCGCCAACGCCGTCGCCTGATCGGGAGCCACCCATGCCCAAGACCGCCACCCCCACCGAGGCCGCGCCGCCCCCGGCCCCGGCGCTGTCCACCTGGCGCGCGCTCGGCCCCATCGACCACGACGGTGCCCGCTACGAGGCCGGCGACAGCCTCGAGCTGACCAGCGAGCAGGCCCAGGCCCTGCTGGCCGTGGGTGCTGTCGAGCTGCACCCCGGCGTGCCGGTGCCCACCGTCGTCTGATCCCCGCCGCCCGGCAGCCAGGCCATGAGCTACGCCACCATCGCCGACCTCGAGCAGGCCTACGGGCCGGCCGAGCTGGCGCAGCTGACCGCCGGGCAGCCGCACACCGCCACGCTGCAGCGCGCGCTCGACGACGCCACCGCCGAGGTGCAGGCCTACCTGGCCGCGCGCTACCCGCTGCCGCTGGCGCACGTGCCGCCGCTGCTGCGCAACCTCGCCGCCGACGTGGCGCGCTACCGCCTCTGGCGGCATGCGGCCAGCGACGAGGTGCGCCAGCGCTACGAGGACGCGCGCCGCGTGCTGGAGCACATCGCTGCGGGCAAGGTCTCGCTGGGCATGCCCGCCGCGCAGGCCCCGCGCCCGAGCCTGGCGGCGGCGCGCGCCGGCAGCGCGCCGGTGTTCGCGCGCGAGCAGACCGAGGGGCACTGATGGAGCGCGCCGCCGGCAAGCCGTGGTGCCGCAGCCGGACCGTGTGGTTCAACGCCGGCTCGGCGGCGCTGCTGCTGCTCGAGGCGGCGGCCGCGCACCTCGGCCTGCTGGCGCCGCTGATCCCGGCCGCGTACTACCCGCTGGTGGTGGCGCTGATCACGATCGGCAACGTCTGGCTGCGCGCCATCACCACGTCGCCGCTGCTGATGCGCAGCCCCGCGCCCGAGCCCACCCCTGCCGGAGACTGACCGATGACGATGCACCACTTGCGCCGCGCGCTCGGCGCCGCCCTGGCTGCTGCCCTGGCTGCCACCCTGGCCACGCCCGCCCACGCCGGCGGCATGTCCGACTGGCTCGAGGCCCAGGTCCTGACGCACGCCTTTCGCACCGGCACCTGGACCAAGCCCACCACGCTGGCCGTGGCGCTTGTGCGCGCCACGCGCGGCACCTGGGCGGCCAGCACCGCCTACGCGGCCAACGACACCGCCATCCCGCCCACGCCCAACGGCCGCATCTACCGCCAGACGGCAACGACTTGCACCAGCGCGGCCAGCGCGCCCACCTTCCCCACCGCCGCCGGCGGCTCGGTGGCCGACGGCACCTGCATGTGGGTCGAGCAGACGGTGCAGCTCGAGGCCTGCACCTTCACCGAGGTGGCCAACGCCGGCGGCTACGCGCGCCCCGTGGTCAACCCGCTGGACGCCAACTGGAGCGCACCCACCGCCGGCGCCGGCGTGGGCACCGGGCAGACGGCCAACGCCGCCGCGATCAACTTTGCGACGCCCACAGCCAACTGGGCCGGCACCGTGTGGGGCTTCGTGATCATGGACAGCGCCACCTGGGGCGCCGGCAACTGCCTGTTCTATGCCGCGCTCACCTTGCCCAAGATCGTCAACCAGGGCGACACGGTGAGCTTTGCCGCCGGCGCGCTGACGGTGCAGGTCGACGACTGAGCGGGGGCGGCCATGTCCCTGACCCCCGACGCCATCCGCGCGGCCATCCAGGCCGATCCGGCGCTGCTTGCCAGCGCACGATCGCCGCAGCCCGATACCGTCGAGATCGCGCGCTGGCTCAGCGCCGGCCGCACGCGTATCGGCAAGGTCAGCCGCGGGTGGTTTGCGTTGTGGGCTGCAGAGACCGGCGCCCGGGCCGCCCTCGAAGATGCCTCGCAGGACCGCGCGCATCCGCTGCGCAGCGTCGCGCTGGCCACGCTCGACGTGCTGCGCGGCTCGGCGGACTGGATCGATTTCGGCCTGCCGCAACACCGCACGATGCTCGACGCCTGGGTGACTGCCGGCGCCGTCACTCGCGCGCAGGCCGATGCGCTGCTGGTGCTCGCCACGCACCCCGATCCGGTCGATGAGATGAGCGTGCGCCTGGCACTCTGGGCCGATGACGGGAGGTTGCTGGTATGACTACGAAGACCCAAACCGGCCACACCATCATTGCGCGCCAGTCGCTGGCCGCTGGCGCGACGATTCGCGGCACTCTTGACGTCAGCGGGGCCAACATTCACGGCGGGCACGTGACGCTGCGGATCACTACTGGCGGCACCGGGCCTAACCCCGAGGCAACGATCCGTGTCATGACCGCGCATCGTGGCGCGAGCATGCCGGCCGCCGGGCCAGAAGGTACTGGGCCGCTCGACTGGAAGGAACTGTTTAGATTCGGCAGTAGTATTGCGGCAAACATCCCGCAGCGCCGTCGCTTCACGTTCGGCCCGGAAGTGGCCTATATCCAGATCGAGGCTGTCGGGGGAGGCTTGCAGCCGGTGGATGTCGAAGCTCACGGCACGACCTTCGGGGTATAAGCCGTGCGCATGAGGCAGCGCATCATTCCGTGGGAGTCGCAGCCCACGGATAACGGCTTTGAGCTGAATGAAAGTCTGATCAATGGCTTCCCGCGCTTTGATGTTTTTGTTACGCCAAGTCTGCATCCTCGGTGTTGGCAGCAGCCACAGAATGTGTTGCGGGATGTTGTTACACCAAACACATTTTCATCAGGCGTAAATAATACGCCGTTTGGCCCAGCTTATCCTGTATGGCTAGGGGCCGGGTTTGGGGTTAATTCGGTAGCTGGCGCAAATAATCGACGAAGCTTTATCGGTTTGGTGGCGTTTTTTGTTACGGAAAATTCTGCTGCGGGGCAAATTGACTTTGGCTATTCGAGTGGTCTTGGCGCAGGCGTTTTGGGTGTTTCTGTTGGATCTAGCGTAACTGTAGTTGTACGCGACAACAACTTCGGTAGTGTAGGGACTTCATTTACTGGTTACGATCCCCGCGGCAGGTTGTCGGTTGTAGCGATTAATGGGCGCAATAGTGGCGGACAAAACTTTGTCAGTGCAGCGCTAAATGGTGAGATTGTTGTTAGTGCTCAAGCGTCTGCACAAGGCGCTTCGCTTGCAAACGGCACCCATTTAGAAGTTAACCGAGGAAATGGATTCGAAGGCTGGACTGGCGGTATTTTCTACGCGGGACAGGGGTGGGTGGGGGGGGGTGAGGTAGATACTCCTCTTACGGGTCAGCAGCTACTTGAGCTGTCTACGCCGTGGGCCGTTTACGCTCCGCAGCGGATATGGGTGCCGGTGCATGCAGCGGCGGGGGTCGTAGACCTGGCCGGCGGCGCGGTGGCGTCGGCCGGGGCCAGCGGGGCGTTGTCGGTCACGGCGCAGCTCGAGGCGGCGTCGCTGGCGGTCAGCACTGCGCAGGGCTCGCTCACGCTGGCGCTGCAGCCCGCCGGCGCGGTGCAGGGCGCTGCGCTGGTGGCCGGCAGCCTGGCGCTGGGCGTGCCGCTGGCGGCCAGCGCGCAAGCGCTGACGCAGGCCGCCGGCGGGCTCGGGCTGGTCAAGCCGCTCTCGGGCGTCAGCGCCGCGCTGACCAGCGCCAGCGGCGACCTGGCCGTCTCCGCCGGCGCCGCGCTGGCCGGCGCCGTGCACGGCCGCACCGACGCGCAGGGCAGCATCAGCCTGCACGTGCACCTGTCGGCCCAGGCGCTGGCGCAGACGCTGGCGCAGGGCACGCTGGCCACCACCGGCACCGCTGACCTGGCCGGCGCTGCCGCCGCCAGCGCCAGCGCGCAGGGCACGCTGGGCCTGGGCAAGGACCTGGCCGGCCCCGCGCAGGCGCTGGCCGGCGCGCAGGCGACGCTGTCGCTGGTGGTGCAGCTCAGCGGCGCGGCCGGCGGCGTCAGCATCGGCAGCGGCACGCTGATCGTCGATGCCGGCATGAGCGGCGCCGCGCTGGCCCAGGCGCTGGCCGCGGGCGACCTGAGCCTGGGCGTGAGCCTCTCGGGCGCCGCGGTGGCCGCCGCACTGGCCAGCGGCAGCCTGGCGCCGGCCGCGGGCCTCGCGCAGATGGCCTTTGCGCGCCGCCTGAGCGTGCCGCGGCGCACCTGGCGCGTGGCCCGCCAGGCGCGCCAGTGGAGGATCGCCGCATGAGCACCCGCCTGCCGCCCAAGGACAGCGCCGAGAGCGTCATGATCGAGATCGACTTCAGCACCGAGATGGCCGCCGGCGAGACCATCAGCAGCGCGCTGCTGAGCATGCGCCTGGTCGCCGGCACTGACCCCAACCCCGGCGCCATGCTCGCGGGCGCCGCCGCCATCGTGGGCCGCAGCGTGTACCAGCGCGCGTCGGGCGGCATCGACGGCAACGACTACCGCCTGCGCTGCGTGGCCCACATCAGCAGCGGCAACATCCTTGTGCGCGCCGGCGAGCTGCCGGTGCGGGAGGCCTGACCCATGCTCGCCGACTACCTATCCGCCGGCGCCGCCATCGTCGAGCACCTCTCCGCGAGGATGACGGACGTCAGCGCGGTGCGCCAGGCGCCGTCGCGCGCGGCCGTCAACGAGAGCGCGCTGGGCGCCCTGGCCGTGCTCGTCATCTACGACGGCGACCGCCTGGGCGACGAGGCCGGGCGCGGGCGCGCGCAGATCGTGCACCAGCAGTGGCTGGTGCTGCTGGCCGTGCGCCACGCCGCGCAGGGCGACGGCGGCGCCGCGCAGGCCGCACTCGCCGGGCCGCTGCTGTCGCGCCTGCTCCAGGCGCTCAGCGGCTGGCCGCCCTCGCCGCAGCACCGGCCGCTGATCCGCATCAATGCACCGCGGCCCGCGCACACGCCCGGCTTCACCTACTACCCGCTGGCGTTTGAGACAGCGGTTTCTACGCTGGGCGCCTGATGCCCGGCCATAGTCCCCTCACCCACGGAGCCACACGATGAGCACCAACGACCGCAGCACCCACTACTACTCCGGCCAGGGCGTCGTCATGGTCGGCGAGCGCGACGCGCAGGGCCGCGCCGTCAACCTGCGCGCGCTCGGCGACTGCACGGCGCTGGCGATCCGCACCGAGACGCAGACACTCGAGGTGCAGGAGAGCCAGAGCGGCCTGCGCTCGACCGCGGCGCGCCTGGTCACCGCGACCAACGTCTCGCTCAGCATGACGCTGCTCAACGTCGCGCGCGACGTGCTGGCACTCGCCTTGCGCGGCGACTTCACCGCGCACGACGCGGGCACGGTCACGGCCGAGCCGACCGCCTGGCACCCGGGCGGCGTGATGCCGCTGGCGCGCGTGCGCGTGTCCTCGGTGGCGGCGCGCCGCGGCGCCGCGGCGCTGACCGCCTGGGTCAACGACGCCACGCCCTGGGACTACCGAGTCAACCCGGGCGCGGGCAGCCTGTACTTCAACGACGGCGCGCTCCAGCCGGTGGCGGCGATCACCACTGGCGGCGCGGCGCCGACGGCGATCACGGTGGGCGCGACCACGACCGTGACCGTGGCCAACAGCGCGTCGGCCGGCGACTTCGCGGTGTTCACCGGCTTTACCGGCGCCGACGCGGGCATGATCAACGGCCGGCCGCAGCGCATCGTCTCGGCCACGGCCACGCAGGTGGTGCTGGCGCTGAACACCACCGGGCGCACGATCACGGTGGGCACGCCGGCGCCGCTGTCGTGCTTTTCCGGGCAGGCGCTGGCGGTCGACTACAGCTTCGCCGCGCAGGCGCAGGTCGATGCGCTGACGCAGGCCGCGCGCGACCGCTTCCTGCGCTTCGAGGGGCTGAACACGCTGGACGGCAACAACCCGGTGGTGGTTGAGGCGTTCCGCTTCGTGGCCGACCCGGCCGCCGAGCTGGCGTTGATCTCGGGCGAGGAAGCGGCCAACTTCACGATCGAGGGCTCGCTGCTGCTCGACGGCCTGCAGCCGGCCGGCGGCAGCCGCTTCTTCCGCGAGCGCCTGCTGCGCTGAGTGAGACCGACCCGATGCGCGCGTGCTGACATTGCAGGCGACGCAATGCAGCCCGACCCGTCCGCGCGCAGCTTCGGCTGCGCGCGGCCTCTGACGACGAGGAGAGCCCAGTGAGCGACACCCAGGACCTGCACGTGCTCTGCCCCGAGCCGCGGCGCGTCGCGGCCGGCGGGCGCACGATCGAGGTCACGCCGATCCGCGTGCGCGAGCTGGCGGCGTTTGCGCGCGCCGTCGAGCCGCTGGCGCAGGCGCTGGCGCAGGGGCCGGACCTGCCGCGCCTGCTCGCCGAGCACACCGGCGCGGTGATCGAGGCGGTGGCCGTGGGCGCGCGCGTGGAGGCGGCGTGGATCGAGGAGCTGGGGCTGGACGAGCTGATCGACCTGGCCGAGGCGGTGATCGAGGTCAACGTGGATTTTTTCGCGCACCGGCTTGCGCCGCGGCTGATCCGCGTGGCGGCGCGCGTGGGCGAAACGGTAGCTGGCTCGAGCTCGACGCCCGCTTCCGCGCCGCCGGGCTCGGCGCCGTGAGCGAGATGACGCTGGCCCAGGTGCGCGGCTACGCCGCCGCGCTGGCCACGATCGAGGCCGAGCGGCTGCGCGCCGCCGCGATCGCCGCGCGCGCCGGCGGCGCCGACGACAAGAGCTGGCGCGCGTGGATCAAGAGTCTCGAGCGCCGGGATTGACCAGGGCGATCATGCACCACAGAGATGACTTCAACCGCGCGGGCGCGGCGGCGGGGTTCCTGGCCGGCGAGGGCTACCGCCGCCCCGCGATGAGCAGGAAGGCGAGCAGCGCGCCGAGCGCGGCGGCGGCCGCGACGGCGGCCCAGCCCAGCGCGCCCGCCAGCCACGCCAGCGGCGTGGCCAGCGGGGCCGGCACGCCCAATCCGATCATGAGCACGACGGCGACGCCGAAGGCCAGGCCCGCCAGGATCTGCCAGGGCGACAGGTGAGATGATGGCCGATGCTGGGACGCTCTCACTGCCGATCTCCTCGGGTCAACAGCAGGCGGTCCGATCTTAACCGAGCCGACCGAGCCGCTGTATGGCTACCGCTCCGACCCTCAAGGTACGAATCAGCGCCGACCCGCGCGAGCTGGTCGAGCAGTTCGCGCGATCCAAGCGAGCGCTGAAGGATCTCGAGGCGGGGTTCCGGCAGTCGACCGCGGCGGTGGCCGCCGCCGCGCGCCAGGTGCGCGCGCACCCGGGCGATGCGGCGCTGGCGCGCGAGTTCGAGCGGCTCAAGACCGCCGCAGCCGCGGCCAAGCGCGAGTTCGTCGGCCAGCAGATCGAGACCGAGCGGCTGCGCCGCGCGCTCGCCGCTCAGGGCGTGAGTGTCGCCAACCTGGCCGCCGACTGGCGCCGGCTGAAGGCGGCGCAGGCCAGTGCGGCGACGCGCGAAGCGGGCGATACGGCGGCCGCCGCCGCCGCCGCGCGCCAGATGCAGGCCGTCGACCGCCGGCGCGAACGGCTCGCGGCGGCGCGCCAGATCATCGGCATCGACGGCGCGGATACCGAGGCCGAGATCCGCCGCGTGCAGGCCGCGCTCGGGCGGCTCAAGACCGAGGGCGGGCTCGCGGGCGAGTCGCTCGCGCGCGCGGCACTGTCGGCCAAGACGCGCATCGCCGAACTGCGCGCCGAGACCGGCGGCCTGGTGAGCAGCCTCGGCCGGGTCAAGGAGCAGGCGGCGCTGGCCTTTGCGCCATTCGCCGCCGTGGGTGCGCTGGCAGTCGCCGGGGCGCGCGACTTCATGGCGCTCGGGCGCAGGCTCTCGGAGATCGGCACACTGACCGGCGCCACGCGCCAGGAGATGGGCGCCTTCGGCGCCGGTGTGCGCCGCGTCTCGCAGCAGATGGGGCGCGACGCCGGCGAGCTGGCCGCCGCCGCCTACAACGTCATCTCGGCCGGCGTGG